TTCGACCTAATTTTTGCGATGCGGTTTCCGCTTGCTTGAAACCTTTGCCATCTAACTTAGAACCAATGTTAATTACAGGTAGAGCCATTAGGCAACCCTACTTAAAGGCCCGGCGGCCACTCGGTTATTAAATTCTCTGACAGTTGTATCGATTGCTTTTAGAGCTGCACCCTCAGCTTTCCCTTGACTGGCAGCCCACGCTTTGAAAATCAAACGACCTCTGCCTTTAAGGCTACTGGTGAGTTCAGGTAGATTGTCGATAAATTGCTGACCAGCTTTTGGATTTGAAGATCGACTTACGCCTTTACTTGCACCTCCAGCTTTAGGCCCTACCCATGGCTGCGGCCCCTTACGTCCAGCTATTTCATAAATAGCACCAGCGGCTGATTTATTAATAATCTTTGCCATAGAACTAAACCCATATTTATTTACTTGGCCCGGAGTTGTTTGATATGTGATACCTGAGCGAATAGTGCTTGCGCTATAAAATGGGAATTGTGCTTCGCTAAATGAACGAGCCGCCCAACCACTCATGGGTGACTCGGATGGCACAAACCCTTTAGCTTTTGCTACTACAGGTTTCATGGCATTAGCTAAATCTTTGCGTAATTGTTTTTCAAGGTCAGGTGCAAATGCTCGGATTGCTTTACGCAGATCAACGTTTCCTCGAATTTCTATTGTAGGCATCGCTCTGCTCCTTTGCTCGGTCTTTCAATGCTTTCAGTAACATCTGTAGCATTGATGAATCTAAATCAATTAAAGATTGTGGAGGGATAGCCGTCTCAATGCTCAAGCGAGCAATGAGATAGTGGATGCTATCCCTGCCTAAGCCAAAGGGTCTGACTCAGCAACCTCGACAGACTTTAGTCCGTCTAAGTAGTCTGGCCCAAATGGCTTTACTGTGACTCCACTTAGTCGAAGGCCTTCCCACGACAACCAATAGAGATGTGACTGCATAGAATCTTCCGCAAAAGCTTTATGAAATCCCTTTTTTTGATATAGCTCGAACGCGTACTCAAGGCGAGGTGTGATCTCGATATTGTGTACTTCTCCGTCTGTCATTGTTACTATTAACTTTGCCATGTTGTGCCCCTTTGTTTAGTTAGATTATGCAGTTGTTATTACGATTGTACCTGATACGTTCCAAGTTACAGACTGAGTTGATAGGTCTCCAACAGCGCCGTTCACAGGTTGTGTATTATTGACAAGGCAAGTCATCGTGTATAGTGGGTTAGTCACAGCAACAGCTCCTGAAAATTGCTTGTACGTTACTGTTACGTTGTTACCCCATACTGAAGATGAGTTTAATGTCTGTAGAGTCTTTGCAGATTCTGGGTCATTGTAGAAGTCGATTGTGATGCTTGAGGCCTCTAGGCCTTTTGTCATACGATGCCCTGAGTCCCCGAGTGCAGTGACCTCAAGTTCGTCGAATGATCGATTGATGGTCACGCTGCTGACCAAAGTTGAGAGATCCACCGAATTTACAGTAAGAACTCCGGTATTAGCTAGATATACTGCCACGGTTTATTCCTCTTCTTTCTTAGTTGTTGGTTTTGTTTCTGCCTTTGGCGCGACCTGACCGATTTTAATCAGGAAGGCTTCGTTCTCTTTTTCCCATTGTGCTAGATCGGTCATGATCAGCTCCATTCCGTTAGGGTACTGATTGCAATGTCGCAAACCAGTAAATCTCCAGAAGCGATTGACATCACGCTCGGCGCGCTGACGCTTCCTACATTAAACACGATGCTTGAGGCATCTAGTAATTGAAAGACTCTAACTATGTCATCTTCCATGCCAGCAAGGTTTCCTGCGTTGTCCAAAAGAGGAACAAGAATCTGCAAGCGAAAATTAGCCATGGGAGCCACAGAGGTGCGGTCATTATTGGTAGGCGTGATGTATGGGTCTGCCGGAGTCAAAACAAGGCTATTGGCTGAAGGCGTAGTGGGTGGAAAGGCATAAACCGAATACTTGCTGTTATCGGTAAGTGCCGCCGCAATAGTGCTTCGAAGTGTGGTTATCGCTGGCATTGTCAGCCTATGAGAGATCTGGGGTCAAGGTAAGGACTGATAAGCCCTCTGACGCGAGAGATAAGCTGCGAGGACATAGCGTAAAGGTTTCCTATTGATCCGTCTGGGTTCATGCCGTTGCCAGAGTTAGTTTGGCGAGAAGTCCAGATAGATACACAGATCATAAGGCTAGCTTCTTGGATTGCTGGAATCGTTGTGTAGTCTGTGTAAGTTTCAGCTGCTGCAATGCCATAAGGATTAACCTCATGGTAAGGATTGTTATTACCAGCCGTTATTGTGATATTAAAATCATAAGTATTGACTGCTGTAATTGTCTTTGATCCATTGAAGCGGCTACCTGCTCCGCTAATTGTCACAGTCTGACCTACATAAAAAACTTTATCTATAGGTACATCAAAGTAGAGAGTGCCAGTAGTGCCATCGCTGGAATGCGCGATGATTGACTGTTGGTTCTTCCATAGAAAGGGTAATAGGACGTTATCTGCGGCATCTGTCACGGATTGAAGCGTCGCGTCACTGTAGAGCGATCCCACTCCAAGTGCGGCGCGAAGTTCTGCGACTGTCGTCAGACTCATACTATGATCCTTTCTAAAGACTGGTGGGGCAGAAGGGCACTACCCCACCAGCGACTTAGGGTGTTATCAGGTTAGGTTAAACCAGTTCGCGCCAGCCGCTAACTTAGTGGCAAGTGCTCCCTGACCGAATAGCAAGATATCTACTGTTCCGTCAGAGTTGATATTTGTGCGAAGTTGCTGACGTGCGCCCTCGTACCATGTGTAAGCATCTGGATTTACGACAGCCATTGAGTAATCTGCTGTACCGACTCCTCCAGAGCCCTTCATGTAGCGAGATACGCGAAGGTCAAGACCTGCAACGTTACCGCGAAGTGATGTAGGTGTAAGTGCACCACCTGCATTCTGTGGATTTGCAGCGATGTAGATTGGACGTCCGGCATCGTTGTAGCTCATGATGTTAGCCCATTGTTCTGGTGTAACGATCATGTTGCGAGCAAAACCAAGTGATGCTGAATAGACTGCTGCTGCTGCGCTTGATACGTAGGATAGAAGTCCAGTCGCTGAGTTAGCCTGTGCTGTTGCGTTGAGTGTTCCTGCGCCTTGGACAGCGGTAGTTACAAATTCTTCAGTATCCTTAGCATAAGCGTATTCCATCTGGACAAGAAGCTCGTCAAGGAATGCAGGTGTCGAATTTGTTAGAAGTTCGAGGGTAGTGATTGCGCGACCCTTGAATGACTTCTTTGTGACTGTGATGTATGAGGCTTCAAGTTGTGACTCTGTTACTGCGCCATTCTCGTCGATTTGATCAACAAGAGGAACCTCAGTGATCTTAGGCAACTCAAAAGTTTTTCCAAATTCCGGCATTGTGCCACGGCTGATCGAATCGATAAACGGACGATCTGCGTTAGAAAGGAAGTTAAGTAGCTGTGTGCTTTGTGGTGTTGGGATGAATCCTGCACCTGTTGTCTGATCGTTGTCAGCAGCGCGGAGCCATTGACGTGAATCATCATCACCGAAGAGATTAGCCTTCAATGTGTTTTCAAGGTAGTTACGCTTTGTAACTTCGATGCGTGGTGTTGTGTACACCATTGCTTGAACAGTAGGACGAGCAGCTTCTACAGCCGCAGCCTCTACTGGTGTTGCTTCGACTGTTGTGTCTTCCACGACTGTCTCGCTTTCTGTAGGTAGGGGTTCTTCTACGGCTTCGGCTGTCGCTTCTTCCGCTGCGATCTCTAATACTTGAGCCGACTTAAAGGCTGGCTCAGTTACTAGAGAAACTTCTTTTAATTTAGCCGCTGTGACGACTGTGTGTCCGTCGCGTGATGGCTTTGATGAGATAATTTCTGCACCGATTGACATCCCTGTGACCAATCCTTCTTGCGCCATGACGAGGGCGTCATTACCCGCTGTGCTACGGCTCAGTTTGAAGGTAGCAAAAATTCCAATGCCTTCGCGTGTTTCTGCGCTTATCATGCGCCCAATCGGTTTTTTCATGTCATGCTGACTGAATAATTTTATGGCTTTAACATCTTCGATGTCGATCGATCCAGA